ACAGAGAAAAGTGATTGTACAACAATTAAAATCAGAGATCGACACTAACCAAGCAATTAGAGAAGATCAAAGAGGTTACAATGTTATTGCTACACCTGGTTACCCAGAAGTGATAGCAAACATGATCAACTTGAACACAGACAGAAATCAAACAGCGTTCGTAGTTGGTGATACACCTATGAGATTAGAAGGAACTGCAACAGCAATCACTGATTGGGCAAACAACTCAGCTGGTGCATTAGACAACGGCGAAGACGGTCTTGTAAGTGCAAGTGATTACCTTGGATTATTTTATCCATCAGGATTCACAACAGACAACGCAGGACAAAAAGTTGTTGTTCCACCTTCACACATGATGATGAGAACATTGGCGAACAACGATAACGTTGCTTTCCCATGGTTTGCACCATCAGGTACTAGAAGAGGTATAGTTGACAACGCAACATCAGTTGGATACATCAACTCTGCAACAGGTGAGTTCGAAACAATTTCAGTTACTGAATCTGTTAGAGATTCAATGCACACAGTGAAAGTAAATCCAATTACTTTCTTCTCAGGTGCAGGAATAGTTAACTTTGGTAACTTAACTAAAACAGCGGCAAGTTCATCACTAGATAGAATTAACGTTTCAAGATTAGCAGTGTACTTAAGAACACAATTAGATGCAGTTGCTAAACCGTTTATTTTTGAACCAAATGATGAATTAACTAGAAACGAAATCAAACAAGCAATTGAATCGTTCTTGTTAGAGCTAGTTGGACAAAGAGCACTATATGACTTCCTAGTAGTTTGTGATGAAACAAACAACACAGCAACTAGAATAGACAGAAATGAGCTGTATGTTGATATAGCGATTGAACCTGTGAAATCGATCGAATTTATTTACATACCTTTAAGAATCAAAAACACAGGAGAAATTGCAAAATTAGGGAACTAATTTTCGATAAATAGGAGAACAACATGGCAATATCAACATTATCAAAATTTACAGTACCTTTAGCAAACGATCAAAGTTCAGCATCACAAGGTTTATTGATGCCAAAACTTCAATATCGTTTCAGAGCAATCCTGGAAAATTTTGGAGTTTCAACACCAAGATCAGAACTTACAAAACAGGTTATGGATATTACAAGACCTAACTTGACTTTTGACAATGTAACACTAGATGTTTACAACTCAAGAGTATATGTAGCAGGTAAACACACGTGGGAACCGATTACAATCACTTTAAGAGATGATGTAAACAACTCTGTTACTAAATTGGTTGGTGAACAAATTCAGAAACAATTTGATTTCTTTGAACAAGCAAGTGCGGCTTCTGGTATTGACTACAAATTTACAACAAGAATTGAAATGCTAGACGGTGGTAACGGTGCGAGCACACCAAATGTATTAGAAACATTTGAATTGTACGGTGCATACGTTGAGAATGTTAACTACAACTCATTAGCATACAACACTTCAGAACCGGCAACAATTACAATGTCTGTCAGATACGACAACTGCGTACAGACTCCGACAGGAACAGGAATTGGAACTGCTGTAACAAGAACTATTGGTACACTATCAACTGGTGGTGGAAATTAAGCATTTATAAATTAAAGCAATTATAACTTAAAAAGCGTCTTTATAGGCGCTTTTTTTGTGACTATAAATAACAGTATGCCAAGCATAAACAATTTTCTTACAGGATTCTCAGACGGTCTTCCGGGAATGAAAGATTATAGACATGCATCTAAATTATACATAGATGACAACTTTAAACTTTTACCAAAACAAAAGTTTCTATTTTATGTAAACTTCAAAGTGAATCCAGAAGTAACGAGAAACGATTTTACACGTAATGAGCAAATAGATCTGAACATGCTTGTTAAGACTTGCGACCTACCAAAATACAATATGAACGTTGAAGAAAAAATACAGTACAACAAAAAAATGTATACTGCAACACGAATTGCATATGAACCTGTAAACATATCTTTTCATGACGACATGGCAGACACAGTGAATGCGTTCTGGAAAAATTATTATGAATATAACATAGCAGACACAGTGGGCCTTGGTGGTGACGGAAATCCCGCAAACCCGGGTGCTTATTCTGGTGCCTCAAAAGATGACTACTATGACCCAACAAAGTTGAGAAAAACAAACAAGTATGGAATGGACACACCTAAACGAAGGAGAGTTCCTTATTTGATAGGCATAGACATATATGTCCTACATAAGAAAAAATTTACTTTGATGTCACTTGTAAATCCAGTAATAGGATCTTTTGCACATGATAATCTAGATCAAACAGACGGTCAAGGCATGATGCAAAACACAATGCAGATTCTATATGAGGGAGTTCAATATAGAGCAGGTAATGTTGTAAGAGGAGACCCTACAGGTTTTGCTGAGTTACGTTATGACAAAGAACCTTCGCCTCTTTCTGTGCTAGGCGGTGGAACAACTTCTATATTCGGACCAGGTGGTGTAGTAGACGGCATTGGCTCTGTGATTAGATCTGTCGGAAACAAAAATTATTTACGTGCAATATTGGAAGCGGGAAACACATACAAGAATGCAAAAAAAATAAAAAAGAAACATGTCAAAGAAGAATTGAAAGGTGTTGGAAAGCAAGTACTAGGTGCAACTGTGGCCGAGTTAGGAAACGCAGGAATAACAAGTCCCGTGGGTAATTTTACAGTTGGGGGTATAGCGGCCGGAGTAGCGGCAATAGGTGCAGTAACACTTGCCAAAGAAAGGAAAGATGTTACAGGAACTAACAACACAATAATTGAATCAAATAACCAAGATACAGTAAACTTTCTTACAGCAAATGAAAGTTACAATCTTGTCACTAATAATGATGCAATCAAAAACGAAATTGCGGCAGGAATTTATTTTAAGGATATTGGATCACGTACTGGAAAAACAGTTGCACAAAGCAACTTAGAATACGCCAATGCAAGTGATTCTACAAAGAATGTGTACAAGTCAAAAGCCGTAACAAATGTACGTAAGCTGGTTACTGAAGGATATATAAAAATTAATAGAACAACACAAGATGTTCAAATAGTAACTGAAAAGGCTAATGTGTAATGGCGGAATTATATACAAATTTACCTAAACTGATACAGGATAGACTTGATAAGTCAGCAGACAAACTAAAGACAGATCAGTACGAAGAAGAATTTCAATTCAATGCTAACGAATATGATGCGGCGATTGCCTTTTTTGTAAAAAGAGGTTTTGGTCGAGAAGCGGCAGAAGCCACTGCCTATGTAATTTTGCAACAGGCAAAAATAGACAACATGTCACCTCAAGAAATAATTGATCAACTGACATATGCCTCAGAGGCACAACTTTCTGAATTGATAACAATCGTATTGAATGCGAATAGATTTAAGTCCAGCAAATTAGGTGTGAGACAAAATAGGTCAACTAAAGAGACTGTATCTAGAAACATACTAGACTAATGCTACCAAGATTCGCAAAAGGAAAATTTTCTCCTAAGAATGCAGAAAAATATATTGGACTTAAGACCCCAACATATAGGTCGAGCTGGGAACATGCATTTATGAGATTGTGCGACGAACATCCAAACGTGGCAAAATGGGCAAGTGAGTCTATAAAAATTCCTTACAGAAATCCAATGACAGGAAAATATACAGTGTACGTTCCGGATTTTTTTATAGTGTACGTAGACAAAAATGGCAGGAAACATGCAGAAATGGTTGAAGTAAAACCCAAATCTCAAACATCAATGGAGTCGGCTGGTAAAAGTATTGGTAAGAAAAAACAGGTCTTGATCAATCATGCCAAGTGGGAAGCCGCCAATGCCTATGCCAGGCAAAATAAAATAAGATTCCGTGTAGTATCAGAAGAAGAATTATTCCATAACGGTAAACGTAAATAACACAAATGACAAAAAAATTAGAGGATATTCTTAATTTACCAAACGTCAAAGACGCATTCAAAGAAGTAGATAAGAAAGAGAAAGAGAAAAAATTAAAAGAGACAGCAAACGGAGGCACAGTTGCTCCTAAAAATGTTGACCCTTCCACACATAAAAACTTACAAAAAAGTTATGAGGAATTTGACAAGATTGCGGCATCGTTGCCACAAGTAAAAGGACTTGGAGAGCTGTCTGACCTAGAATTAGATAAGCTGGCAGTCGAAGCCGAAGAAAGTTATAAAAATCTAATGGATCTGGGAATGAATGTTGATTCTAGATACTCAGGTCGTATTTTTGAGGTGGCTAGCACTATGTTGCGTAATGCCATAGATGCAAAAGGTTCTAAAATAGATAAGAAGTTAAAGATGGTCGAACTACAACTCAAAAAACTTAATATAGACAAAAAAGGCGGAAACGACACTGGCCCTGTTGAGGAAAGTGCTGGGTTTGTTATATCAGATCGTAATGAACTTATGAAAAAACTTCTTAAGACAACTCCCAACAAAAAAGATGAGCCTACCGAGTAATTTTTGTGTTGCTCCTTTTCATAGGTTTGAAACATCAAATGGTAATTGCGGTCCGTGTTCTTACACTCCGGGTATTTTTGATCTTAGCAAATATAAAACAATCCATGAAAAATGGAACTCTCCTGAATACGAAAAGTTTAGACAAAGTTTTTTAGACAACGAACAAAATCCATTATGTCATGTATGTTGGCAAGAAGAAAAAGCAGGACAAACTAGCCTAAGACAACGACTGAATACATTCAGAGGCACAAAGAATGTAGAAAAAGCATTTGAGCAATGGATCGATAGCAAAAAATATAAAATTTATCCTAAAGTAGTAACTTTAATCCCCGGCAATCAATGTAATCTTGCGTGTGTGATTTGTTACGGTAATTTTTCGTCGAAATGGAACAGTGAAATATCAAACTTTCCTAAAAATGACATTTTCAAAAATGCAATTTATAAAAACTGGAATATGAACAACGAAGAATACAAAGATATCGTTGATAATTCAGAACATATACAAAGATTAGAATTATTTGGCGGAGAACCTTTTTATAATAAAAAAAATAAAACAGAGTTGATTGATCCAATTATTAAAAAGGGCACTGCCAAAAATATGACAATCTATTTCAACACAAATTGTACACAATGGGATGAAGCATTTATTAAAAAATTAGAATCTAACTTTAAAAAAGTAGAAATACGTGGATCAATTGATGGTATTGATAAACAATTTGAATACCTAAGATATGGAGCAAGATGGGATAACACTATCGAGAATATTAAAAAATTTACAAATATATCAAATGGAGATTTTGAAATCATATGCACTATATCTCCCTATAATGTTTTATACCTAGAGGATTACGATAATTTTTTTACAAAAAATAATTGGCCCGTTAGATGGAACATAATAACACATCCTAACGAAATGCTTCTTTCA